AGGTGTGGAAACAGTCAATGATCCTAATTCAATTCTGATGCACGTTGCCGGGGGAAGCCTAACCAAAGAACACATGGAAGCCATCACTACGGTTTTCCCAAGACTCTACCAGGATCAGAAAAAATACTTGCTCCAGGAATTTGCAGGGAAGCAGCCTAACCTCGATGGCGCACGCCGGGCATCCCTTTCCAAGTTTTTCCAGCAGGCACTTGACCCAAGTCTCCAAAGGAATTTTATCCAAAGCACGCAGCAGTTTTATGAGCAGCAGCGGAAACCGATTGAGCAAAGAGGAAGCCGGGCGCCAATGGAAGTTCCAGGATTAGAAACCCAAACCCAGGCAGCACTGCAGTTATGAAAGCATCGGCCTTAATAATTTTATCGGTTTGGGTAGCACCAGTTTTTGCGGATGTCCAAGCGCGAGATCATGAGGCTTCCTACCATGGAATTTATGAACCTCGATTAAGGCAAATGAACATTCCACCGGAACCACGCCGGTATTCAGACCAGCAAGACCAGCAAGACCCAACTGAGCAAATCCTTGGAGTTTTAATTGACCAGGGAATTGCAGGCGTTGGATTAATATTTTTGTCCTGGTTCATCTGGAAAACAAATGGCCAGGCGCGTGCGGATCGGCGTGAGTTAGAAGGGCGGCTGCTCGATGTCATAAAGGAAACAAACAAGACCCTAGTAGAGCATGGAGTTGAATTGCAGAATATTAGCAGAGAAATTGAGCGCATCAGATCATGAGTGCAAAGCTTGCAGTCCGGGCCGCTTTAACCCTGGTCTTAATGGCCATTTTTTTAACTAACCTTTTATTGATATTTATGGTTGAGATTCCAGAATCCATGCAGACGATTAGCAGTGTAATTGTGGGCGCATCTGCGACCCAGCTTTCCCAAACGGTTGGCTATTGGTTCGACTCAACCGAAGCCAACGATAGCTCAAACGGAAAAACATAATGCCCAAATTCTTAGCAGCTACTATCCAGAAACTGACCTCGGAAAAATTTGTTATTCAAATCACTCTTCTCTTACTTACGGCGCTCACTCAATCGACAAAAAACCGATTGGATGACCAGGCGCTCGATCTGGTTAGGAAAGCTTTGGAAGAATGACACCAGGCTGACACGCCGGGAATTTTTAATTTATCCAGTTGGAATAATTGTTATGGCAAAAATGATATCCCCGCACTTTTCATATAATGAAATGGTTTGCCGATGTGGCAATTGTGGCCGTGCCGATATGGACCCGGATTTTATGAAGCTGCTGGAAGAGATTCGGAAAGCATATGGAAATCCGATGCGGGTCAGCTCGGCATTCAGATGTGATGAGCATAATGGGAAAGTTTCCACGGTAAAGAATGGACCACACACCCATGCAAAAAACGGAAGCCGCGCAGCTGATATTTTAGTTTCTGGACCAAAGGCGATGGAGCTGTTTGCGATTGCTCAAAAGGTTGGCGCCAATGGTCTGGGCGTTTCCCAAAAAGGAAATCACTCAGATCGGTTTATTCACATCGATGGAGTGGACAGACCGGTGCAAGCTATGTGGAGTTATTGATGCCTTTTAAATCAAAAAAGCAACGGACCTTCCTGGCGATTAATAAACCGAAGATTTATAAATCCTGGAAGAAAAAACATGGAACTAAAATAAGGAAAAAGAAATGACCGGATTAGAAATGCAGATTGCAAAAGAATTAATTTTGTGGGGAGCAAAAGCTTTTTTTGATGCAGTAAATGATGATCAAAATTCTTTGACTGCAGACCAGGCAAAAACATTTTCTAAGAATGCAATGAATGAATTATCCGAGCAGGCACAAAAAGCAATTGTTCATAATCTGCCAAAGCATTTCAAACTATGATGTACCCCGGCAAAATTCCGCCGAGGAAAAACCGCCCTGGTAAAAAACCAGTGCGAAAATATTAATCTTTATTGGAGTTGATTTATGCCAGGAAGAAAAAAACAAGGATACAATGCACGCCTTGATGAGAGACTTGGAATGACCAGGGGAAAACAAGCGGGAAAGAAGATGTCTGCTGCCGGACGGCGGAAGGTTTCAAAAGCTACGCGGAAGCCAAAAGGATCTTACGGATTTAAAAAGAAGTAATGTTTGGGTGTGGAAATGGGTGTGGAAAAACCCTATGAGTGTGGGTTTGTGTGGGTATTATTTAAAGCTAAACCGTTGATATTACTGCAACGCCCCAGATTTGAAGACCGGGGCGCCCACCAGTGACGCATCCATCTCCATTAAGTAATATCAACGGTTTGAAGGGTTAAGGCAACTTCCAATTTCGCCATGGGTGTGGAATGAGTGTGGGTTTAAGCGGATTTAAGGATTTTCTGAACTCGCTGCAGCTGCTGTTCTGCCTCTGACTTTTCCGTTTTAGTGCTGATTACTATTGCCGGTTCAATCCCTTGCATACACAAAAACTTCATAACATCAATCAAAGCATTCTGCTGATCTTGTTTGGAACATCCGCAAACTTTTAAAATAAAAGTTTTTTCTTTCCTGTTTAAGACATCCCATTCAAAATCGCAGTCATGAGATTTACCTATTTCTCCGATTTTATCCCACACCTTAAAATGGGCATCAAAGGATTTTTGCGTTGGACATCGTATAATTTGGGTTTCTTTAAATGCTGTCATTTGGCCCCCCTTTAAAAAGATATCCGAATAAAACTTGCTTTCGCCCTTTTTTATTTAACAACCAAGAAATTTGACATTTATTGGTAACAGGGGGAGTCCAAAAAAAATCATCGCAATTAAGATTTTTAACGTGGGTTAATTGCATAGGTCCACGATGTTGCAATAGAGTCATAATGTTCTCCTTTATAGTTTTTGCGCCCCAGTATTCTCAGGCTCTTTCTGTTTCATTTGACACCCGCAGCATCCTTCAAAAGCTGAATGATTTCAGTTTTGGCTGCGAGTAATTCTTTGGTTGTTTCTAATTCTTTTTTGATTGCATCAACATCTGAACTGGGTCCAGATATTTTCCCAAAAAGAATAAAGTCTGATGAGACACCAAACTTTTGATTTAGATTAAAAAGTGATGGGCTATCAATAGCCTGGTCACCTCGTTCAATCCTTCCCAGACTGAATCTGCTGATGCCTAATGCAGAGCAGAAATCATCCTGTTTCAGATTCTGATCCTGGCGGACCTTCTTGATCCGCCGTCCCTGTTCTATCATAAGTTTTTTCTCCATAACTAAGATTCCCTATTTATTAGCGCCTCAATTTTTTAGGTGCTGTTTAGCGCGACTTACACCTTCTTAAACTAACCAAACAATCTAGATGCCACAGCAGCTCCAGTGCCGACATTGGCCTTTGGATCATGGTGCGAATAGCGTTTCGCACTGACTAAAGATTGATGTCCTAACTGAACTGCAACTTCCAACAAAGTTTTCCCGGCCTGGATGGCATAGGATGCACAAGTGTGGCGCAGATCATGGAATTTAAAATCCTTGATCCCGGTACGCTTAATGAGCAACTGCCATGCGTGTCTTGGATCATGCGGGAAAACATATTCTGATTCAGACTGCAGGCGCAGCTTGCGTTCCTTGAGAATGGTGATCAATGGACCAAATGCAGGGTCATCAAGTGAGATCACTTTGATCTTGGATTTATTTTTCAAACCCTGGTCCCTAACATTTTTCTCATACTCATAAACAACCTTGTCAGTCTTTTCATCAATTGTGGCCTTAGAGCATAAAACACGGCGGCGGACATGGGTGAAGTGAATCTGGTTTCCTTCAAAGTCAATATCATCCCAGGTCAATCCAAGTGCCTCACCTTTGCGGCATCCAATTGCCAAGCAAAAAATCACTAGGTCTTTTAATTCCCTGCTTTCAGTTGTTTCCAAATATTTAAAAAGAATTTCTCTTTCTTCATCAGTTAACCAGCGGATGCGCCCAGAGTCTTCTTTGAACCTGGAAACCTGGGTGACCGGGTTAATGGAAGTCCAGTGCCATTCTTTAATGGCATGAGTGAATAATGCGGAAAGGCTACCGAGGTATCGGTTACAAGTGCCGCCGCTGCGAGCCTTATTCAGCTCACGTTTTTTGGAAGAAATTAATTGAGGGGTGATTTCTGGAAGGGTCAAGTTGCCGAGGGCGTCATTCCAAAAATTAAGTTTGTTGATGGTTCCTTCTGCGTCTTTTTGATTTGGAACAATCTCAATCAAATATTTTTTGATCAATGTGGAAAGGGTGCGGACACCTTCAGCGCCTGCTGCTGATGTTTCGGAAACCGCAGCATTTTCTCTGAGCTGGCGAACTTTACCGAGGATGAATTCCTGCTGATCAGTATCTGGCAGATCGGCAACGGAGCATATTACAACTCGGTCCCTTGTTTTAGAATCAGATTCTAAAAGAGCGCAGACATTAACTTGATCAGTTAAAAGTTTAGGAATCGATTTTAAGTTATGTTTGCGCTTGTCTTTAGGGAACAAACCAAAGTCAGCACCTCGTAAATTCCCCTTAAAATTTTTCAGATCTTTTAGATTTTTCATTTTTTTCCTTGCGTTGTTGTTGACAGTCACTAACCTCAGATGCACTTTCAATGTGCGTTAATCAATCTTTATGTACAAAATATCAACTTAACGACAATTGGTCAAGGGGAATAATACATATAAATGGAAAAAAATGAAAAGAAAATTTTGCAGGACCACACCGCAGCCATGCGTGATCTGCAGAATGACCTTCAAACATTTTTTAAAATCGCCCACAAAATTCTTCCAGAGATTGAGCAGACCAAGACACTGACCCGGTTAGAAAAAGAAATGCAGGATATGAAAGGACGAAATTGGGATCTCGTTTGAAGATACCAGAATCCAAGATCCAATCCGCAATCCTGGAGTGGGGCGCCTGGCAGCCTTATGTACAGATGTTTCGGATCAACGTGATTGGGGTGCCCTTAAAGGATGGTGGCTACCGGCCCGCAGCCAATGCCGGGATGGCCGACATTCACCTCACCGTCATGGTGGAAGGC